GATAGTACGAAGATAAAAGAAAGAATCAAAGAACAAGCAGGGGTGGTTCCCATGTTTGCTATGGGTGGCATGATAACCAAACCAACCCTCGGATTGTTGGGAGAAAAAGGTCCAGAGATGGTAACGCCTATTGCAGCGTCGAAAAGTGCAGTAGGAACTCCATCATCGACCACAGCAGCGTCGAAAAGTGCAGTAGGAACTCCATCATCGACCACAATGACACCAGATGTACCCTCACCGGCAAGCATCAGCAATCAAAGTTTCTCCTCGAATATGATCAACAAACAATCTGCTCAAAATTTGATACAGGGAAACAACACAACTAACATTTCCAATTCAAATAATATTGCCAAAACACAGTCATTCAGCGAATATAATCAAACCTTATCGAATTCAACAAATGTGTCAACCGCAGTAAAACAACTAGAAACAAAAACAGATAAAATTATCAAAGAAATAGGCAAACCTAAAAATGAAATAGTAAGAGAATCTGATGTAGCAGCAAATCAATACACAGCCCAAAGTCCTGGTCCCGGCCCCCAAGCGGTTGGTCAGGAAAGTGGAGTATCTGAGGGACCTGCGAAAGAAGCATTTAATAGATTCTTTACAAATCAAACATTCAGTGTGCCAGAATGGCGACAAAGAATGGGATGATAAAAAACCCCACCTCGAAAGAGGTGGGGTTTCTTTTTAAGAACAAAGAATTTATCAATCTTCGTTCAGTTGTCGTTCAAAGAACGACATGGCGCTTTCTTCCTGTTGAGGCTCAGGATCACTGGTGACTGCCGGTGAGGATTGCTCCTCCACCGTCGTTGTATCCTCAGCACGGGCCTTGGCGTCCCCTCCAAGAACCTGCTGGAGACGATTCGAGAGTTCTTCATAACTCTTGAACTTATCATCAGCAACCAGATCGGTCAGAGAGTATTCACTCTTCCAAATCCTTTCGAGTTCTCCATCGTCCTCGTTGAGAGCCGACGGCGGATCGAAGTGGGACTTGTCGTAGTTGACATACCCTGCGACCTTGCGAACCTTCAACTTGAAGGTAGCACCAGTCCAGAAGTTGAAGGGATTGACTGCCTCTTCATCCTGAAACTCAGGAGTCATGGCTTCGTTGATCTTATCGAAGATCTTCTTACCATACTTGTAGAGGAAAACCTTTCCTTCATTCTGGGGGTTAGCAGGATCCGAAATTACATAAATGTTTGAGATGTACTGAAGCTTACGGCGCCTCTCTCGTGCGATATCCTTATCGCTATCCAACCCACTGTTCCAAAGTTGGCTGTTCATCTCGGACACAGGATCCTTACCACCCTTAGTGGTCAGAGAATTTTCGATATACCAACCACCCGGTCCCTTGAAAGCGTGGGAGTACAACTTCGCCCAAGGAAGATCTTCGCTTTCGGGAGCAGGCAGAAATCGAATTTCTGCATAACCATTGCTCGACTTGTCAAGTTCTGGACGCCAGAAACGATCATCCTTGTAACTGGCAGTCTTGTTTGTCTCTTCCAACTTTTGCTGTAGGGTTTCGAGCGAACCCTTAGCATTTTTCTTCATGTCTGCAAAACTCATGTTGCAAATCCTTTCCGCGAGGATCTCCCTCGCACTTGATGACGGTGGGAACTCCCCACCACTGAATTATCAATTATACTCTTTTTTACTTGAATGTCAAATAGGAAGTTTGGATTTTGTCTTAGGCAAAAGATTGATGTCTTCAAACTCAACTGCTAACTTTTCCTTGAGAGGCGGATTCAAAAACTTGCCTGCCGTTTCAGGTTCCAAATTCATCTGTTCACAGCACTCAAGAATTGCCTCAATATAGGTCAACTTTGAGTTCATGACTCGTTCTTCGATCATTCTGCAAAAATGCTTTTTTTGTTGTTCTGTGAATACCATGCTGTAATTATACCCAATAGGGAAAGAGATACAAGTAAAATCCTTTATATATATCTTACACAGGAGATATGAAAAATGCCTTATACTGCAAGTAATGTACCACTAGAAATATTCGGAAACACTGCTACCTTTGCCACTGACTTCGGACCTTCCGGTGTAGGTTTAACCAATGCACATGTCAGCATCGTTAAAGTAGTATTTGGTGATGAAGATAATGCAACTAGAGTTTCTTCTGCCGATCCGATGCCCGTTATTGTAAACGGCACCACTGGATCCGCTGTCGAAGTGACAGGTGATGTTGCAGGAAGAGGAGATTTTTATGTAAGAAATAGTGTTCTTGGTAGTGGCTCAACCGCGATCTATCTTGCAGTCGCAGGTAACACATCAGGTACAAGTTTAATAGGCGTAACTGCAATGGTTCAGGGTATCTCTGGAGGTCATCCTGTTGGGGTTTCCGGAAGTGTCGAAGTAAACAATCTTGCAGTTCCAATTAAAGGTATTACAGAAGATCATTACATTGGATTTGGCGGCGTAACAGGATCAGGCTGGAGTGCTGGAATCTACCCAGTAGTGATGACGGGCGGAAGAAGACTGGATTCGTCGATTGACAGCGTTACTGTTTCCGGTACTGTTTCTGCAACTGGTGGCAGATTCCTTTCATCTGGAACAGATACAGTCGCGGTACGAGGATATGATGGTGGAACTAAAGTACCTGCTGCAATGTTCGCAGGTGATGGTGTCACCATAGGACACTCCGGAGACGCTCTCAATGTCCACCTAACCAACAGCGGAGTTTCTTTCAACCTCGATGTCTCTGCTGTACTAGGAGTCACTAACGCAAGTGAAAATCCCCTGTATGTCCAAGGATACACCGGAACAAACGGCGTTCCTCTTACGGTTCGAGGAGAAAATGGCGGAGCAGTTGAAGTCACATCAACCGCAGCACTCAATGTCAGTGTAGGAAATGAAGTTAGCATAGATGACACCGACATTCTGAACAGACTAGGTGGTGCTACTGCATCCATCTACTCCGCTCTCAGCCAGATCGATTCAAATACAGATGTCATTCAGACTATCTCCGATGATATTAAGAGTGGTGCTGGCTCTGTGAAAATCAGTCAAATCACAAGACCAAGTTCCTTCACTGCTGGCGGTAAAAAGATTAGTGCAAGTAGTGGATCGACGGTTCTTGGAGCAAACCAGATCACAAAGGCTGGTGTCACCATCAAAGCATCATCATCAAACACAGATGTAATTTTTGTAGGATCAACAACATTAACCCGATCAACATCAAACGGTTATCCTCTGGATCCCGGTGAGTCGTTGTTCTTGGAGGTAGGGAATGTAAACTTGATTTATGTAAGAGCAAATAGTGGCACTCAAAACATTCACTACATCGCCTCATGAGCAGAAAAAGAACAAATCGAGTAAAAAACAATAAACCTACGGCCAAAGATAATCTAATTCAGATTTCTTCGGCTGTGGTTTATGGACTGAAGTTTTTCAATTCATATAACGAAACAACATCCAAAAGAACTTTTCTTAAATGTAAACCAACAATTACATTTGATGAGGAAAAATTATACATTGATTACACTGACTGTTTGGACGGAGAATCCATATCAAACATCCAAAATGTTTTTCAGGATTTAAAATTAGGATCCACATTCACACTTCACGATGCAGTGTATCAAGATCCAATAAACAACATCGAAACTAATTTGTCTGGAAGTTATGTTTTTATGGGATTGGTGAATGGAACAATTGTGAAAGCAATTAATGAAACAATTTCTCTCCCAACTAATGTCACCATATTCACGAAAAATAATTTTAGCAGAGTCCCCCAGATGACAGTGACATCGGTGGAAAACACCGCATCAGTTTATGGAATCAAAAATGTTCTGGGACAAACGAATAAATTTTCTTTCGTTAAGTTGGGTGTAGAAAAAGATTATCTTGTAGAATTCTCTGGCATCGACAATGCAAAGTCGTTTAAGGTTAAAGATATATTAATTCAAAACGACGGATCAGAAGTTCTAATAGTCAAAGAAAAAGTAGTAAACGAAAATAAATTTGACTCTCCAGTTGTTGTGAACATTCTCGCACCGAAAGAGATAATAGAGCAAAGCGAAAAACAAGTAGATCAAGTAAGAATAGTAGAAGATGAAGTTCTTACAAAGGGAATGGATCGGTTCAAGACAAGAATCGAAGCACTGTCGAAGGCTACGATGTATCGTTGCAATGGTTACCATACAGGTATTGATTCTGGAATTCTGTACTATTCCCCATGCTCAAGCGCAGCAAATCTGGAAAGAGCAAAGACAGTCGGCGTGCCGAGTGCAAAGCCAAAATTTATGGGTCCAGTTCCTCTCGACGGTTATTATCCACTGTATTACTCAGCGGAAGCAGCAAGAGAAGCAAGTCCTTCGCCCAATCTAATCCGCGAGGGCGAGACTACCGCAGGATATCACACACATGTATTGAGAGGAAGAACTTTCTATATGCCAAATGGTTTAGAGAAAGATGTTACATTCTTCCACGGTAATTACTATGATGGTATTCTGAAGGAAAAGAATAGAGCAAAGAGAGTTGAGATCGTGGAAACACAAGAAGAAGGTGTCGCAACACCTGCTGTGGTTGATACGACTGCACCAACCACTACTCCCAGCACCACCACACCAGTCACTAGCACACCTGTGACATCCCCCCAAACAACAACCTCCACTACACAAAGCAGTGGAGGAAGTAGTTACTCTTACTGATTATTCTGATTATTATTTTTTGCTCCGTCTCTTCTTTTTTTCTTTTTCCACGCGGCCGTTTCTTCTCTCTTTATTGATTTACTTACTATTTTCTCGGCCTTATGTTGAGGTAAGTTCCTTTTTTTCATCAGTTTCAACACTCTTCGTTCGAAGCTGCTCATATTTCTTTCAGCCTCTTGTTGTTGAATGATGATCAGTTCATCAACTGCCGCAATTGCAATTTCTCTACTGCATTTATTGTTTCTACAATGCTCAACTACCATTTTGTCGTATAGTTGCTTTGATATACCATTTTTGCCTTTTTTAGGCTTTGTTTGTCCTTTAAAATACTTACCAAGATTCCATTTGCCTGGAGGACCGCTAAACTGTTTGCGATTTTCGTTTTCCCAACCACCGGGAGTTTTATAATGCATTAGTTTTTTCTTCCCCTGCTACGAATACCATACTTGTTCTTCTTGGACTGCCGAGGCTTACCCTTCTTGCGTCCCTTGAATTCACCCGCACTACCAATACCTCTAATCTTAGCCATAATAAATCTCCTTATAAAATTGTCCCGCCAAGATTCGAACTTGGACACAGAGAACCAAAATCTCCGGTGCTACCGTTACACCACGGGACATCAAATCAAATACCAAAAACCAATCGAATTCTTTCCCAAAGGCTTGGTAGATCCTCTGGGTTGTTTTCTGCTCGTCTCTGCGCGCGCAGAATTTCCTTGTCTGTCAGGAGAATCCATGTAGATTCTCCATCCAATCTCACTCTCGAAGCCCAGTAAACTTTGGCCTCTCTCTCACTCTTTCTGTTTTTGTTTTCTTTTCTGCTGTCCATGTCAGTCTCCCTTACCACTATTTATCTTTGAGCAGTATTCGTGCATCGCAATTCCCGATGCAGTTCCAACATTCAGACTACGCACGGTTCCGTACTGTGGAATGTACGCGATCTCATCTGCTACTTCAATAAATTCCTGTGGGACTCCGACTTGCTCTTGACCGAAGACCAATAGTGTATGTTTTTCTTCAGGCCAATCAAGTGTAGCAATGTCTCGACTGCCTTCAATGTTATCCATACAGACGATATGATAATCAGATATTTTGTCCAGAAGTCTTCCATGATCTTCTTCCTTGAAGTATGTCATTCGATTATAGTTATGCGTTCCTACCGCGCCTCGTCGGTCCCACTGCTTCGATCCGTAGATGATGACTTCTTTTGCGAGGAAGGCGTTCGCGTTACGAACAACAGTAGAAATATTGAAGTCATTATGTAGGTTAGTACATAGTACGGAATAATTGTGTCGCTTGTCTTCCAAATCTGCCAATATTGCATCGTGTTTCCAATAGTGGTAATGATCGATGATGTTTCTAGTTTCCATTCAAGTTCTTCTTGATCTTCTTCCAGTACTTCTCGGTCGCCTTCTTCTTATATCCGTTGGGTCCGCCGTTATGAATCCTTGCACGATCTTCGTCGGTTACGGTTCTTCCGATTCTTTTTTCTGTTGCATACCGACTCCAATACGCGAGAACAATCTTCTCCGCGTAAGCCTTGTCGGTACAATCCGAATATACTCCGCCGATGGAGGGATCATGCTCAACCGCATCTTGCCAGTAGGCTCTCCAAATCTGGTATGCGCCAATCGCATTTCCGTTGTCACCGATCGCGGAAGAGTCGCAATTTGATTCTACTTGGCAAATCGAATCCAAAAGAGGCTGATTAGAAAAGACGATGCTGAGTGTAAGAATTTTAGTAATCATTCGAGTCCGCTGCTGTAAGGAGCAGTCTTATCCTTTGTTCGTTCGTATCTCGGTTTACCCCAACGATTATACCAATTCTCTGCTAGTTCGTCAACCGATTTGTTACTACAAGGCGAAAAATATACACCTCTTTTTTTGCCATGCTTCATTGATGCCTTTATGCCTTTTGCCTTATTATAGGCAGCAATACGCCTCATTCGTGGATTGCTGCCGGCACCAAAGGCACAGGATGGAATTTCAATATCATTATCTTTCATCCACTCAAGCATTTCCTGATACTTCTCCTCAGAAATATGTTCATGTCCATACCCCTTCGTGTATCCTAAAAACTTATAGACGCGGTTGTACTGTGATCCTCGTCCGTTCAGAGAAGTTGTAGTTATTCCCCGAAGTTCATCGCCGTACTGATGCTTATAGTACATGGAAACCTGTGAGGAGGTTGCAAGCATCGCAATTAACTTCCCAATATTCCAGTGCCAGGAGATCGGCTGCAAACCCACACAGGTTGACATGTCCATATATTTCTTGAGTGTGTAACCTTTTTCGGAAGGATTTTTTGAAAATTGAAGATACTCATCCCGCACCCCGAGATTAATCACTGGACTAGAGAATCCCATCACACCGAGAAGCGAAGTATCATGCCAAACTGCAAACCCGAATGTTCTTCCGGGAGCAGGGCGTGTGGTTGCTTTACTTATATTCTTCACAATACTAAAAAGTTCTCCAGTTGAAATTCTGGAGATTTCTATAAGCGAAGGATTTATATCAACCAATTCGTGTGTGTACGAAATACTACTTATCAAAATTTATTCCATAGAAGTAATTATCATCATCAGAAAATGACATGTTTCCTTCGGCATAGTAATAATGCGTGGATGTCTTGAAGTCCGGCCGCTTCGGTTCCTTTGGAGTGAAACTTGCATCTTTCCATATAACACGATTGTTAGGATAGCAGCCAAACTGACCGTTGTCTAGTTTTATTACATTAAAAGATTTATGTTCGTTGGGTGTTTCCGCTAGGGTTCCAGATCCATATCCGTCAAGTGTGAAAAGATAACTCCCCTCCATCCAGTTGTTAGATGGTAAGTAAACCTTACACTCTCTTCCCCGGAGAAACATTTTTTCAATACAGACAATATCATATGACAAACAATCCCACATCTCTAAATCTGATAGAGGCAGAAAATCTTTTATGTTGTCTTTCCATGTATATGCCGAGATAGGTAACTTATCATACAAAGCACCATACTCTGACAAGTAACTTTCGAAATAAAGGGCTCTGGCCTGAATTGACTTTGCACTAACCCAAAAGCAAGGAACAAATTCTCCGTGACCATCAACATGATCTCTTAAAAATTCTTTTCTAACAAAGCACTGTACCGGCGGTATATTTTCAACTAATCTTGGCATAATGTAACTCCTACCGTTGGACTCTGTATTCCTCTAAACATCCACTTACTTGCTTCGAGTTTATCACCACGATAATCTTTAAATGCTAAGTTAGCGTACATAGTAACAATTCTAACATTTCCTCGCATATAACCAGTTACATTATTTATTCGCTCAAGAGATGGTTGCATGAGCCATCTAGGATTCAATTTGTCATTAATGAAAACATCATTCATGTCAATTGGATGTCCAGTATAAGCACACAAACCTTTTTGTTGATTATGAAAAAGATCCGCTAAGTATAGCGGATCAAGATCAATACCATTTCCTCTTTCACTGTAAAATTCAAACCGATTGACCTTTTCTCCGTTTTCCAGAGTTAACAGATCATTTTTCTTTCCGCCAGTTTGATTTCCACTTGCTCGCGTGCGTTCACCTTGCTTGGCCTTTGCGATACACTTCTTGTACGGACACTTCACCTCGCTCTGGCCCATTCTCGGTCAAGACGACGAACATTCTCCTTACCTGTAGCAATAAAAAGTTCACTGTCGCACTTGTGACTGTAGATTACGCGAGCAATTACTGGAACAGAATTCTTATCTGCACAATTGACACAATATTCGGCACCGGGGAGGGCTTCAAGACGAGCGGCAGAAATGGGCTTTTCACAATCAAGGCAGTTCATTAGATTCCTCTTCAAATCTTCCACGCAGGATTCGACGATCCCGGTAGTCCTTCGGAGACTCCCACAGACGAACATCGCCCATGAGATCCCTCTTGCATTTCCAAATTATACCAAACATCCCGAAGAATGCAAGAGACATTCCATATATTAATGGAATAATCTCAAAAATCATCAAAATACCCAAAAAGATATTCATCGTAGTCATGATTAAAAGCATGGTATTTGCATATTCTTGTTCACGCATTTTCATTGATCCTATCTAAAAGAAGGTTCCACTTCATCAATTCCTCTTCATGTTCTTCAATTTTTACCTTCACCTTGTTTAAAAGTTTTTCGCTATTCATAGAGTACACACCAGAATGACCTCCTTGATTCTTGATAAAAACCAAATCTCCATCTGGATGTTTGTGAATCTGATACGGGCCGTAGAAATCATGAATTTCACCTTTCATGGTCCGACCTTCCTTACCTTGTTGTCCTTACGAGAGAGCATCCACATCACGCCGTCGTTGTCTTCCCAGACCCAATAGACGGGTTGGGACGGATCTTCGATACGAAGCAACCACAACTCGGCGGTTGCATCTTGAATCTTTCGGTTATCTTCAAGTTCCTTCTTGGTATCATCCCATCGAAAGAACAGAGTCATCGAAATCAAAAGAGAAATGATTGCGATGCAAACCAGAAGTTCTAGTGTACTAAATGCTCTCATTTGTGCCACCTTCTAAATTCTTCATTTGCCTCATTTGCTGCGGCCGCCTCATCCTGTGCATACCACTCAGCATAGATGATGCGTGATTCTTCATTAGGATTTTCGCCACATGCGTCCTCTTCGATGATCTTCTGACCTTCCACAGAAATCCAAGCATCGAACTCCCAAGTAAATCGTGCCTGTTCCCACCGCCTGATAATCTTACCAGTGACGAAACAGATGTCTTCCATGCCTAACCATTCTTCTGTCATGATAGCCATTGTCCTCTCTTGATGATTCTAGTTTCCAAAATTTCCTGTCCCCGCTTATGCATCCTTCGCTGCTTGGTAATACCCTTACCGTAAGCAGTTTCCGGAATTCCACGATGACCACGAATTGCAGACGCTTCTCGTTCTGCTTCCAAATCAAATCGATCCAATTCACGCTTTGGCATCATAATCTCCTTAAGTCAGAGTGACAGGATTTGAACCTGCGACCTGCTGGTCCCAAACCAGCCGCGCTACCAAGCTGCGCTACACTCTGAAACTCCCCCGGCTGGACTCGAACCAGCGACATGCGAGTTAACAGCTCGCCACTCTACCAACTGAGTTACAGGGGAAAAGCACTGCCCTCCGAAGCCACCAACAGGACTCGAACCTGCGACCTGAACTTTACAAAAGTTCTGCTCTGCCAACTGAGCTACGGTGGCAATAATACCGAGAGTGGGACTCGAACCCACAAGATCGTAAAGATCGGCAGATTTTAAGTCTGCTGCGTATGCCAATTCCGCCATCTCGGCCTGTTTCATACGCATATTGTACCACAAATTCAGGTGGTGTCAATCATGTTCGGGTAATTTGTAGTATTTTTTCTAACTGCAAGTCGCACTGGGCTTTACGCTGTTTTCCCGGCCAATACAAATAATCTTTTTCTTCATTTTTTTTCATATTCTGAAGAATTGGAATTATTAAACCCTCTATCTCCTGAAATTTGGCTTTCATTAATTCATCATACTGAGCCTTTACAGCGCCTGCACCCTCGCAGGTACTGTTCATTTCTAATATCAAATCCAATTTATTTTTAATCGAAAGTATTTCTTCAGAAGGTTCGGCTTGAACCTCTGGGTTTTGAAGAATATTCGCCAATTCTTCTTCATCTACTGCTGTAAATCCAAAATCAAAGTCATCTGACATTTTTTTCTCCTAAATCCTGTCCGGCGGATATGAGGGAATATTTTCCCCCATATCGTTCCACCCATAAACTTTCCATACATCACCCACCTGAAAATCTTCGGGTGCTATGACTCTAGCCCACCAGACTCCGTTGCCATATTGTCTACTGCCATCTGGTAGTTGAATTTGGTTATATCCATCTGCATTGGCAGAGTCTGTTGCCAACTGGTGAATGATTTCTCCATCACGGTAGATCTCAACGACCCATTTTGCATTCGGGT